CCTGGGCAAAGATTATAATTTGTAAGATCAGGAACAACAAGAATCTTTTCTGCAAGGTTCATATGTTCTTCATTATCAAAAACATGTAAAATTTCAGTTACAAAATTCTCTTTACCATGCTTCTTAAATGCTCTATTAACTAACAAACCGGAACCAATATATCCATCATCCAAATTCTTTGTTTGATGTTTCCCAAGGTAATATTTACCATTAAGAATGTTAGTGGTTTTGTATATTGTATAGAACATTCGAATTATTACTACCAGACAGAGGACACATTGTTACATGTATTTATCATGTCTGGTAGTCTATGCGCGGACAGAGGGAGTCGAACCCTCGCTCAGGCGCTGGCAACGCTTGCGACTGCCGTAATCATTTGTCCGCATTATAATGGTGCCTGATGAAGGTATCGATCCCTCGCGTCCCCGAAGAGTACAGTTTTACAGACTGGGTGGCCTCCTTAACCACATACTCAGGCATATTGGTTGCGAACCGTTGGAGTCGAACCAACTATCTCCACCTTATGAGGATGGCGACTTACCGTTTGTCCTGGCCGCTGTAACTTTAAAAGTACTTTGAAGCGGGAGTGGGAATTGAACACCACGACCTTCGATTTATGAGACCGACAAGCTACCTCTGCTCCATCCCGCATCAAAGTACTTAATTGATGAAAAGGCTAAAAACTCCTCCTCTAATAACGTTGTACATCCGAACTGTCATTGATCTCTTATTTATACGATATTTATATGGCTATGTCAAGCTTAAATTTCAAATCCTGGAAAATTTCCTCCTAATGCTACCCATTTATTAAGTCTAGCTGCATTAATTTTCCATCTTCTAATAATCTCTTTACATTCTTTTGAAGTAGTAGCAAATTCGGCTTCTTTTAATGTAATAATCCATAAGCATTCATATATCATTTTATTCTCTTAAAATATCGGAAATATTGGATATACATCTGCACCGATCTCTTCATCGGTATATATGTGCAGCTTAGGAGGCTTTACCTTCTCCCATTTTCCACAAAAATCACTGCCTTTAGTTTTCCTAGGTGTAAGGCCTAATGAAGAATTCTTCACCTAATTAACTTCACAACTCTTAACTATAACGTCGTCTACTATTTCAGCGGTACCCTTCCAATAATTACAATTCGAGCAACGCTTTAGTAGAGGTTCCATTCTATCCATCATAGATTACCTTTTAAAGAAACACATTCTTCTTAGAGCTTGAGCCTGTTCAAATTCATTGGCTGTACACCAACAATTGAAACCAAGAGCTAGTAAAAGTATCTTCATTCTTTTCTTTCTGGCGGATGACTGACAGCACGATTGCCATACCTTTCGGTACCAGACGTTTTCGAAACGTTGCTACTCCCTGAGTAGTTAATCATCCATATTGGCGGAAGGCTGAGGTCTCGATCCCCAGACTATAGTCCCAATCGCTTTCCAAGCGATGCTGCTACCCAAGCAATTAACCTTCCTTAAACTTTAGTCCTAAAGACATAATCCCACAATGGGGAAGTGACTCCATAATTCATTTCTATTCCAGTCTCATGATGTAAATTATGATTACGAATAAGAGGCTTCATAAATCGATATGGAAGAGTCTTTGGTCTGTGCATAAAGAAATGCATGGTAATATAGCACAAATATCCTGTAGAAAAACCAATAAAGAGTGAGGCAACACCTAGGTAGGATGATACGACATATCCAACAAGATACATCAAAAAGATCTTCCAACCTTGAATACCGATATACTCTTCTACATCCATATGATGCATCCAATGATCTCGGCGATACATTTTATGAAATATGAAACGATGAATAAGATATTCAGCTAGGCTCCATCCTAACATACCCAAGACAAATTGCCATGAGACAAATGTCACGAAGAAGAGAGCTGTCAGGATAAGGAATGGAATTGTAACAAAATCAGTAAAGTACTGTCTCTTATTCATCTTCCATGGGCTATTATACATCACTTCCTCTTGTGTATTGGCGGACAGCTAAGGTCTCGATCCCTATACAGTTAAGTACCTCTTGTTTTCAAGGCAAGGTTGCGTCCCACGCAATTAACTGTCCATTATTTCTTATGAGCAACAAGGTGAACACGCTTAGCAGCTAAATCATTACGCTCTTTACTATTCTTGTGCTTTTCATCATGATAAGCTTCTTCATCTCCTGAATGTACATTGACACCTTTGCGTGTCTTTGGATCAAATCCGTGTACATTTACATTTCGTTTTTGCTGGAGTTTATTCCAGACATTTCTTCCACCTGTGCTTTGAGTGTCGCTGCTAAGCGAGACGTTATGCTTACTAATAAGATGGTGATAAAAATCGTGAGCTTTAATCGTAGAATGTTCAGCTCCTGAGAGCGTTGCGACATGAAAGGTACTCTTTGGAGAGTTCTGACGTCCATCTACATGCTGTTCTACACGTCCTGTTGTATGGTTGTGTGCGAGGAAATGATCTCTAGCATTTGTATGTTCGTCTGTATTCTTTTTATAGAATGTATGATCGCCATGAGAGGAGAGCTTATTGAACCCCTTCTTGCTTAATTGTTCATGACTCATATTCTTACCAGCAAGCAATCCAAATTTTGTAGATCTTTTACGATCAATCTGGAGAACTTCATGGAGCCTTTTAAACATTATCACATACCTTTTATAGGTATTTATGATGCTGTCCTATATCTTCCATGTTCAAAATCATAGATCCAACGAGTGGTTGGAAATGCTTGAGCAGTAGGTCTTCTCTCTAGTTCTAGGAGTCTCCGAGCTGCACTGACGCATAATACCGTAAACTTGAAATGTGATCCACTAGCTTTGGTACTTTCAGGATCCCCACAACAAAATTGTCTTGTTGGATGAAGCTCTGCCCAATTGTCAGCTACATAAATCGAAAGCTGATCGTATTCATCATCTGTCATGACATTATCGTCTAAGACATAATAGATATATGCTGCTACTAGAATTTTACGAGCTGCAAGGTCTGGGGTCATGTTTCATCAATAGAGAAAATGGAATCATAATAAGACAAGCTAAGGCTATTATCAAACCTATAGCTAATGTGCTACCTATCAAGAAAAACATCAGAATTGGTGCACTGATAGGAAATATAGTGCAATAAGGAATCTTAACCCATCGGGGCCAATGTTCGTATTGCAATCGAGACAGACGATATAATATTCGTTCTAACATCTTGTCTCCTTTATAAAGGACATATAGCATGGATCGGTCCTTCCAACCACTGCCGATCACCCTTTGGGTAGGGCTATATGTCCATCTTGGCGACTCCTGCAGGACTCGAACCCGCATTTACAATCCAGTTACCTTGATCGCGTTTCGAAGACGCGTGGGTTAAGGAGCCTCATTCTACTACTTTTAATGATCCTGCTGCAAGGACTTCTCGAAACGGTCCTTGATAACCTGTTTCAATTTTTCCTACAAACCAAACAAGACCCACATGATCCGGATTTCCGTTTACACAAACGGCATCGACAGTCATATTAGGGCCACCATTGATTAATGTAACCACATCTCCTGGAGAAAACTTAGTAGTAATTTTCATTTTTTATCCTTATTATTAAAGAGTGTTTTTCCAACAGCTTGATAAGCTACTAAAAGATCTAATTCACCTGGTTTTATACCACGAAAAACATCAGGCCCCCATGTAAATGGGTAGGATCCATATACAGCATTAAGAGCTTTCTTACGCTTCAGCTTATCCATATGAATTAATAGCTTTTCACGTTCAGTCATTGATCATTTTCCTTATACGGCTTAAAATGTTCACCGTATGCTTTTTGAAGTGCTTTTTGAAGTGCTTCGCCACGTTTCTTTTCTATATAAACTTGAAGCTTTTCACGTTCAGTCATTACCTAGCACCATCTCTCTTGGTTGGCTTTTCAGTGTACATTTTCGACATCTTCACTGATTGAATGTGTCGATCATCCGTAAGGATGGATGCACCTTTCATTGATTTGCCATCCATAGCCATGTATATAGCTTCTAGAAGATGATCAAGGTCAGGAGAAGAAGGATTGGTTAAAACTAATTCCAAATCGATTGGGTGATCAATAGGAAAATCTACAATATTCCCAATTGCACGCTTAGCTACATAAAGAAGATCTTCACGAAATTTTTGAATGACTTCACGCTGTTGTCTCTTGTGAGGGCATCCATGAATATACATCCGCATAACAGGAGGATGAGCATATTCATCATATTGGATTATTGCTTTCATTGGTTTTCAACTTTTGGTCTCGTTCATATCGAAGAAGTGAAATTAATACTTCCTCTTCTATTTCTTTAACATAAATATCTGGATCTTGTAAAATAAAATATAATTGCCTAAAAGCAATCATATCATAAGAATCCCAATCGGAAAGTTTGAAAGGAAAATGAATGATTGGCTTCTGAGTGTTCCATCTCCGATGCCATGGCAATCCCCAATAATCAGACCATTCTTTATCATAAGCAGCTTTCTTTTCGTCATAATCTTTCCATCGAGCTAGTTGCTCAGCAAGAAGATTATCATACATTAATTTAATACGAGCCGTGAAACGAGCTTTGGCTACTGGCTCGGTGCTGATTAGGATTTTAATATCCGACATATCCTACTTTCTTAAAATGGTACGCCCGCCTGGTTTCGATCCAAGTCTAGAACGGTCATCTACCGCTAAAGAGTTTATAAGTCTCTCTCGTGTCCAACACCCGGGCGCTTAAAGTTTATCTTACGTCATAGAATTTGAATTTGGTCTGACCCACTCGCATGATAGCCATTGCATCATTGAAGTAGTACAGCTTATCAAACTCACAATTGTCACTGCCAGGATACTTGGGCAGTGATTTAGCCTCTGCTACAGTCAGCTTGTCCTTAAAGACCAGCGCCTGCATCTCTTTGTCGGCCATCTCATATTGCTCTTTAGTCATATCAGCCATAACAAGACCTTTCGTTATTGTAATAATAACAGATTCTAGAGGGGTTGTCAAGCAGTTTGTTAGGCCACGAAAGGTCTTCTTTCCGCCTTTTCTACCTATATCCGTCGATATAAGCAGCCGCGCTCTTGAATTGGTACCAGTCACGGACGCAAATCCTACTGGCCCTCCACTATAACCGTCGCTATCTGGAGTTTTACCGAGCATGCTTCCGTCGAAGCGGTCGGTAATTGGTGTTGGTGCTCTCTGTCAGATTCGAACTGACCCTGGACGGCTTCTTAAACCGCTATCTCTACCGCTGGATTAAGAGAGCTTTTCTTTTTTCTAAAATTGAATGTTTGTGAATGACAATTTGGACATTGTAATTCAACATTTGAAAGACGATTGTTTTTATTATCACCATCCAAATGATGCATTTTTAGCACCAAAGGTTTTGCATTCCATATTTTATGGCCACATGTCTTTTTTATTCGTGAAAGATACTTTCTCAAGACATCATATGAAACAACTTCATCATTTTGAAGTTTTTGTTCCGTAATAAGCCAAAATTTATCACTTTTGACCTTTAACATGTGTTTAGCGTCTTCACTATTAAAAACTTTACGCTTAGGATCAAAACCTTTCTTGAATGAAGGTGGCATCTTTAATGTGCCAGCATCTCTACGTTCAATAGCTTTTTGACTTATTTTAGCATTTATAGCTGCTTGATCGCGCATATTAACTCCTACTGTATGTTGTATTATTTATGTACAGTAGGAGTTCAAAATACTTGTCTCGTTCACGCTTCTAAAGAGGAAGAGGATCGCTACTTAACCATCGTTATCATGGTGAGACAAATTGGAGGACGCCAGGAGATTCGAACTCCTATTGTACTGATTAAGAGTCAGCTGCCTTGCCAGTCGAGCCAGGCGTCCATTTCATATGTTTAGAATTGATAATTTGCTCAGTATATTCATCAGTGACAGGATCTATATAGGAGATCCTTACCTGAAAATTAGACATCAGCTCTAATACTTCACACTCACAATAATAAGAGCCGTACATAGAAGAATGAATAAATTGAGGCATGTTATACTAACCTATATTCTCCGTCAATATTTCGAAGTGTGACGGGTTTGTGTAAATCTGAATGAGCTACTTCAATCTTATACAACGGACCATCAAGTTCCTTTTGCCAAAATATCAAGAATTTATTAAGGACAGGGAACTGAGGAAACAAATCAAACTCTTGCCATACATATGATTGTAAAATCATTTGATAATCAGGCATACGATAAAAGATGTGAGCAGTTGTTAGCGAATAGCCATTTAGTTGTCGAATAAATTCTACTGTAGCCATGAAGTCACCTCCAGTCATTCAGTAGATATTTATTATATTGGTGGATCCTCTCGGTATCGATCCGAGTTCTCATGGGTTAAAAGGCCAGCGTCTTACCATCCGACTCAGGATCCATTCTTATCAAGCTGTGCTGCCTTTTCTATGATCACATTCGCCTATCCAGGCTGCTTGACTTCGTATTCTTGTTTTAACATTTCTTGAATTTTCTTGTTATTGATAGTACCAGCACGTCTCATTAAGAGCAACAATGCTGTGAAAGGAGCAGGTATCTCCCACACTTCTTTCTTATATTTCTTCGCTGCTGCCATCATTTCATTGATAATGAATTTAGCACATTGTGTTGGTGTAGGAATATGTTCTCCATACTTCTCTACAAAATAAGAGACATATTTGATAGGAACTTCTGTAGTATCATCAAATTGTAACATATGCCATACTGCTATCATCGAAGGATGTTCAGCTGCAAACACTACTGCTTCAAAATAATCTGCTAATTTTAATTCTTTAACAAGAATATCAGCTTCATATTCAGGAAGGCCATAGGTGCGCATGTTTATCCTCTTATTGGTCAGGGTAGCAAGAATCGAACTTGCGCCTCAGGCTTCCAAAACCCGCGATCTGCCACTGAAGTATACCCTGTTGAAATGGTCTATGTGGCAGGATTCGGACCTGCGACCCTTCCGCCCCAAACGGAATGCTCTACCAGACTGAGCCACACATAGTTATTAAATGGAGTTAACGGCGGGAGTCGAACCCGCATTTGCAATCCAGTTACCTGACTCTCGTTTCGTAGACGAGGGGGTTACGTTAACATAATGGTCCACCCTACTGGTACCGCCCCAGTGTTGCACGGTTATCGGCCGCGTGCCTTGCTTTTAGACGAAGGGTGGATGATTGATAACCTTTCTGAGGCGCTTCTATGAGAGGCGTGAAAGGCATTGTTAAATTGGCGTCGGGCGTGAGTCGTTACCCTCACATTCTTGCATTATCCTGCTGCAGCAGGCACAAAACACCTTTGTCAAACCCAACGTAAATGGTGTGTCTTGTAGGTGCCGCCCCTACCGCCTTCTGCATGTCGAGCAGACGTTCTACTGATGAACTAAAGACACGTGAAATGGTGGACCTTATGTGAATTGAACACAACCCTCCCTCTCCGGAATGAGGGCGCATTACCAAATGCTTTAAGGCCCGTTATTGGTACTAGGTTTTGGATTCGAACCAAATGCTCCCGTTTCACAGACGGACCACCCTTTGCCATCGAGTATACCTAGCATATAAACTTTTCAACCTTCATTGTCTTAAGGTTGATTCTATCGAATGATATTCCTAACATCTTGGTTACAGTGATTGGAATAGGCCCACCAAATATACCATTATGTTTAGGAATAAAATCTAAATTGCAACGATCACACCAGAGCCTATGCTCATATTCGGACCATTGAATATTCTTGTTACCACATTTGCAAGGAGGCAAGCCATAAGCAGCAGGCGCCATAACATAACAATGTGTTCTCTTCTTAATATCTAATTTACGCTTTTTCATATTTAATCCATAAGAATTGATAGTAAGCCTGAGATTACAGCTAACATAACAGATCGTCCCGCATTATCCCTAAGGCTGCTAAGCCTACGGCCACGAAGGGCATTTAAGGGTTCTCGGACATCCCGGAAGCATTACCTCCGCATCTGTCAAGGTCGCTTTATTTTAAGTGGCAGCGTTTCCACTTTCACGTCGAACTACTCTCCGTTCATTGATCCACCAACCTTGCGAGCTGTTCACAGGCGCTAACCCGTTATGATTCTTCGAACAAGAAACAACATCCGCCTTGCGAGCCTCAGTTGCCAACATTACCCATAGGGCTGTTGGATTTGACCTTTTACGTTCGACGCATTCCTAGACTTTGCGTTTTTGTTATACTGGTGGGATTTGAACCCACTGTTTTCTGCTTGATATGCAGACGACCATCCAATTAGTCATCTAGTGTAGAACTTACCACGATGTGCTAGGTTGATGCCTCGAATCCTTTTGGGAAACAAGATACATCACACCGCCTGTCTTTTGCCTTGCGAGCTACTTAACCATACTTCAAGATTTCGTCTCTCTTTCAGTTGACGAGAGCCGTCTTCTCTTATATTGCGGGTTGCCTTTGGCTGCGAACCTCAGACTCTGTTCCCCACTATACGTTACATATAACCACTGAACTTGTTTGCGTGTAAGGTACTCCTTGCGGGAGTTTGACTTCAGCATGCTTTCACAGAGGCCGTCATCTTCTCCTTTCGAAACCCTACCAAGTCGTCATGTCTACCCCCACGGTAAAATGAGGGCCCGTCGCCGGGAATGCCGTACTTGCTTGAATGGATCTGTTGTTCAGACGATGCTATGTAAGCTTCACATCTTTGGCCGAGTTGCCCCGGTTTATCCTGATGACCTCAAGCGGCCATTACTCTTACTAAATAGATTAGAAACATGAAGGACGCTTAAGCGTCTGCAAATTCCTTCACCAAGGCGCGTTGTTTGTTTCTAATTGGTACTCCCTAGCGGAATCGAACCACTACCCTCGGTATGTAACACCGGTGAACTGCCATTATGCAAAGGGAGCTTAAGTTAAGTTAATTTAATTGTGTCTTCATATTGAGCATTATGGCCCAATTTAATGTTTTTCATTGCAGGCAATGTTGCCTGTAGAATGTATATTAAAGCTACCAAACCAATGATTAACTTTGCGATTTGTCCAATTGGAGCTGGTAATCCTAGAAGGTCTATAATATAGAAAACAACAACCACCACGATGACTAGGATTAATAAAGAGATTAGAAGTTCCATGTTAAGAACCTTTCCTTATTAATTATGATGATTTCTTATTTATGTTATATCGAACCGTATATCAATACCCACCATATGGAATGATGCTTTACCGCTATCGCGGACTAAATTCGTTAAAAGATCTTCGTTACTGCAAGGCACACAACGATAATTGAGGTAGTGGACATAACAATGTCTCAACCTAACCTTTGCGGATCCTTCATCGCAATATTTACACCCTGTTTTCATTTTCAGATAATAACAGGGTGTAAAACATTTGTCAAGTGGTAATCTTACGAAGCTGAACCATTTTGTAGAATATCATGGATACCTACATCATTGAAAGCAGCGTAAACATTCGCAAGCCATGTCTTCACATAACCACGAAGAACAAGAGAATGACGTGCAGGTTGCCCTGTGTTGTCAAGATTACCAATATATTGTGTAAAGGTAACACCAGCATTCTCAACGTGTTCTGCAGCAAGTGGATCTAGCTGAGGAATGTCGATAATTCCCGAACGAATATCACTGAATGCAGCATCATAAGCCTGCTTGTCCCAATCAAAGAATGTGGTGTTATTCACATGATTCTTAATCAAGAAGTGATTGGCACCTGGGATAACATCGGCTGTTAGCTTAATTTCGCGAAGTGATGCAAGGGTAGGACCCAATACATGCAAAATTGCCAAATTAACGTCTTTGTTTCGGACCATGTTCAATAGTCCTACTTCACCCATTGTTTTAAGTGTTGGTGATAAGAGTCCGGCCCTGACATCAATAATAGTTACAAGTTGAGATGTAAGCGTATCAAACACTTTCATTTGATTAGTAGACTTTGTGAGGTCTAGAATCTCAGTGGTTTGTGGATAAAACCTATGAAGGACACCAAAAGGCTCTTCAGTATCATATGCACGATATTTTGTCTTATGGTCTACAGCGTAGTCAATAAGAGTCCTTGTAACAGTAGTTTTACCGACACCACCTTTGTCAGCACCCACCATAACAACGAGCGGTTTAAATTCCATTATAACTCCATTATGTTTGTTGTTTTTAGTATTCGAAATGGTATCCTAAGGCGGACTCGAACCGCCAACATTTAGTTTTTGAAACTAACGTCTCTGCCAATTGGACTATTAGGACATAAAAACATTGTGGAAGGACTCGTAAATCCTTCCACGCTTCAACCTTTAAAAGGGCGCGATAGAAAGATTACTGAGCAGGTCCGCCTGCATTGAGGTTCTGCTTGAGAACGCAAACAGTACCAGAATTGTCAGTGATAAGACAAGCGTTAACGCCTTCCTCAACATGAACTGACTTGCGAATTGCTTCGTTTACTGCAACGCTTGCAGCAGTCGCTTCAGGATATTCGCTCTTTGGGTAATTAAGGGACGCAATGGTACCAAACTGACCTGCAAACGCAGCACTCGAAAGCAAAGCTGAAAACACAACAGCAGTTACAACCTTCAACATATTATAGACTCTCCTTAAAGTTAAGATCCGGTATGGATCATTTTCAATTGTTACAGTGTATCATGATTTGAATACATTGTCAAGTGGTACTCCACACCAGACTCGAACTGGTACTTTGCAGGATTTAAATCTGCTGTCTCTGCCGTTGGACTAGTGGAGCATGAATAAGAAGTTGTGAGCTTTGTAGGCGGTTGGGTCATATGACCCACTCACAACTTTATGTAGGGAGTGACCCTACGCTGCCCGAAGGCCTTATGGTGTTCTACCGGGGACTCGAACCCCGACTTGATGGCTTCTAAAACCACTCTCTCTGCCGTTGGAGTAGTAGAACATTAACCTTTATTGAATTCTTCTTGACCGATGGCTTCTACTTGCTCTCGTGTAAGAGTTTCAAAACGACCGTCATAAAACTCAGCGACTGGACGGATCCAAATCTGATCATTATCAATCGATTGATAAACTACAACAGGATCACCATCTTGTATTGGTGCATTTGAAGCTTGAGCTATTCCACCACCTACGATATCGTAAATGGTTCCACGCTTTTTATGACGATAAAAGATCATCTTCTCTTTCCTATTGAAATGGTGCTCACTAGTGGAATCGGACCACTGCGCAGTCCTTACCAAGGACTGATTCTACCATTAAACTTAAGTGAGCGTAAATACTATCCCCGCAACCAACTGCTTTTTCATAGAGCAATAAACTACTAATGGAGCTTCCTGCCAGAATCGAACTGACGCGCACTCGTTACAAATGAGTGATCCTACCACTAGACTTAAGGAAGCATAATATTAAAGGTCTTGTTCACCAGGAGCCTTCTCTTTAGGCTCCTCTTTAGGCTTAGAACCTTCCATTGCCTTTACAACTTCATCCTTGAACGCTTGAACTTCAGCGTCTGTGAAGGGCTTTGATAATTCTTCTTTGGTTATTTTATTATTAGCTTGGAACCGATTCTTTATCATAAAGGTACGCGCCATGAATGTAGGCATATCCTTAGGTTCTAAACAAACAAACGAAGTCATGAATTGCATATCTTTAGGAACATGCTCAGCAATTAACTTTGTTTGTGCAATACGCTCTACTTGAAGCTTTTTTTCACATAAATCTTTGGTAGCAAACTCTTCAGGTCCACCTAAAAGAGTAGGTGGCGTCCCTTGAATACCAAGAATGAAAGCTAAAACAATCTTATAGGGCATTATATAATGGTCCTTTCGTGTGAAGTTACCTTATCATAAGGTATTTATCAACGAATGTCAATGACCGTTTACATTAAATTGGAGCCTGCAAGTGGGTTTGGACCACTACTCTCTTCCTTACGAGGGAAGGATTCTACTTTAAATTATACAGGCGTATTTGTTATGAGCTACCGTTAGATCTGCCACTAAGAGTTGGGCTGCTTACTTAAAAGGGCTATGCATAACAAATTAAAATACTAACTCTAGGTCTTCAGTTATTCATCGGCTAGGGAAGACTCCACGCAGTGCCGATCCAGATGTTCCAGTGTCAAGTTAGCTGTGGAACCCACGCCTCGAATTGTAAGTTGTAGGCGTGTATTGACGCCTCGTTCTTTTTGATAATGCATTCTGGGCGTCCTATTTGTTAGACGACAGGGCAGCTAAAAACACCTTTATGCTCTTAGCTGCCCCGGAGGGCATTTCTCCCACATTTCCCAAAAGACCTTTAAGGTCTCCCTTATCACTCTCTTACAACATATTGGAGCGGGTGCCGGGACTCGAACCCGGTTCTACTGCTTGGAAGGCAGGGGCACAACCTATATACCACACGCGCATTGATTTATCCAGGTGTTTTGTGAGGTACCCTGGAACCTCAATCGGTAAGCGTGCATAAGACAGGAAGCGCTGAACCGTCTTAAACGTAATCCGACGAAACAAGAAGATTTCTAGTTAAGATAGCCACAATAAGGATCTTTTGAAAGCTTATCGTCTAACTACAATAACGTCTGAGCGCCTTTCCATTACAGTCCGGACTCTTCTTGTATTGGTAGTGCCAAGGGGACTCGAACCCCTATTATCCTGATTGAAAGTCAAGAGTACTATTCCAGTTATACGATGGCACCGTATTGGCGATCCGTAGGAGTTTCGATCTCCTGACAACTGTTAGACAGACAGTTATGTTACCATTACACTAACGGACCTTGAATTGGCACGAGTTGAAGTAATCGAAACTTCGTAGGCTGTTTTGGAGGCAGCTGTTCTACCACTGAACTAAACTCGTATATGTAAGAACATTGAAGCGGGTAAGGGAGTCGAACCCATATTCACGGAGTCAAAGGCCGGTGTCTTGCCGTTGGACGAACCCGCATCGATGTTCTCTTTTGTATTTATAAGCACACAAATCACTATGGGACTCGAACCCATATTAACCCCTGTCACGGGGCCGTCCTAGCCATTAGACGAAGCGAACTCACCAAAGAGAGGTTTGCAGACCCGTGCTTGGTGGTGTGTTACTCCCAAAATCCAAACCCTGCAAGGTCAAGACTGAGGAGCAATTGGTAGCTCAGGAAGAAATCGAATCTTCTTTAGGCCCTTATGAGGAGCCCGTCCCAACCATGGACAGAGCCGTATAAAATGAAGACCGTCCCATCCGACTGTTGTTCCGCCTCTGTACACTTCCATAAAGGAAGTCACCTCGACTTGGCAGTCCCCAACATCCACGTCTTCAGTGTTGGGCCAGTAATTGTGCGCCGATATTTTCCACTTTACAAGAAAGGGCGCGTCGGCCGCCAACGCAGAGAAATATTGTGCCACGTTCTCTTCACCTGCAAAGGTTAATGAGCATCGAAGTTTTCCGGCACGCGAAAAGAGGTACTTGACGCTTCTTATGCAAGAATAAAGGAGTTACATAGAGTACCCATCAGGATTCTAATGCCTTACGTCAAATTGGTGGAGTAATCGAGAATCGAACTCAATGACAGTCGCTGTGCAAGAGCAACCCGCCACCCCATGGCCTACCCCATTTATCTTATGCTCAACTCCCTGGAATCGAACCAGGCTCGCGAACGTTAACAGCGCAGCTGCACACCTTGTGCATTGAGTTGAGCGTAAGATAAAAATAGTATTTATATATAGTAACTTTTCGCTCCGTATACCTTGGCTTCCTAGCCTCCGTATAGTACAAGGGTCATTAGCACCGCGATAGGTAATGCTAACTTGTCCGTTTACACTCTTGAGTTAGGGGTACCTTCTACATACTGTAGAAGTTAATGCCGCTCTAAGAGCCGATTGTCGTTACTTATAGAGGGGAAAGGTTTTGTCTATCTGTCCCCGCTCCTGCGGGTCAGAGACCAGCAGAAGTATTAGAGTAGAACGCCTTCGATCCCGAAGGACATCATATTACGCAAAGGCTCTTGGCCTCTGGGTGATATGATAGTAGTATTTTTACTGCGTTCTAACATTAGCATCCTTGAGTAAATGAATGGGGCTTACGTTTCCACTCGTGTTTCGGCCCCATTCGGTACTTTAAATTCTTTCGTGATCAAATATTCTATATCGTTCTATTTATACAGCATACACGGTTAAATCGGGTATGTCAACAATTATTTTTCGGATTAGGCAAATCTTTTCGTCTAATCCGATTTCTTGTTTAGAATCCGCGAATTGCCACCTTAACTCGCTCTACTGCTGCACTGGCGACCAGGTCATTAGTGAAGCGAAGAAGATGCTTCTTCAATCTTACGAGTTTGTTACGCTCGCGCTGATTGCGGTTCTTGTAGTTTTGGCAGAAAAGGGCATTGCGGCCCCATTTCCGCTGTTTCTTAGTAGCTTTGGCACCTGCCATAACGATTGAACTCCTTTATTGTTGGTTCATAACGTCATGACGGCCACCTTTTTGTTGATATCGTCTTGTATTCTATTTATACGACATATGCGAACACATGTCAAGCGGTTTAAAACAGGAGAGCAAAAAGAAATAATATAGCTAAAATGGCTAAGAGTTCTGAGGGGTTAATAGCCTTCTTAGTAGAAAGATCTTTTCCTATCTGAGTAATCAATATGTACTCCCTACAGCCATTACACCAATAAGAGCATAAGCTCGGTGAAGTTCTTCGGCGAGCGCATTGAAATCATCATAAGTCCATTCCAATTCATCCCGCAGTTCATCGATGATATTCAAACGAATATCCTTCTTGCGCTGCAGTCCTCGATTGACACGCTGAGCCGAATTAAGCTTGCGTGTCAATTCATTGATTTCCTTCGCCTGATTAGTCACCTTCGTTTGAAGGAAAGAAATCAGTGATCGGGTATTTTCTTCTACTTTCACAACATACTCTTCATTTGTCATCTTTTGTTTCCAATTCTGTTAAAATCTCTTGATGAAACTGCGTCATAGTTTCCAATTCTGTTAAAATGTCTTGATGAAACTCCATCACAGTTTCAACTCTCGAAAGCAGGAGCTGCTTAGCCTCTGCATCCATGGTTACTCCCTGTACAAGTCTGTAGAGGATAGCGAATTGCATAGCAGAAATTTCTGCATAGGTCTTTGCCTGCTTCATGTAGCCTTGCTCCCAAATAGTTCTCTTAGGACAGTTTTGTTTCCATAGGTGGACCATTCTTTATATTTCCACCCACCCTTATAGTCCCAAAGGGCTCTCCATTAATTTCGAAGCCCCAAGAATATCTTACCTTATCGGTATCATCCTGACAATTAGGCTTGAAACCTAGAACCTTACAAATTTCGTCATGAGAAATCCCTGTAAGAGCACCGGTTTTGCATGGTCCCACATGTGGGACAGGAATGATTTCAGTACTCATCTTGATCAAACTCCTCGTCATATTTTTCGCCTTTCCATCGGGCGATATGTCCAGCAATACGCGAATCTTCAGCGAAATAGAAGACCCAATCCCCTACTTCCTTCTTGCAATCCTTATCAACATACTCGAACCCGCCATAATATTCGATAGTACCCTGGCGCTCCTTCCGAATGGCGATTGCGTCGTCATTAACGAAGAGCATGTAACAACGTTCATCCAAGCCAAGATCCTTCGCCGGAACTTTGGTAAATTCCTTAGAAATATGGTTGGTTATTTGAATGTTGAACTTCTCGATCAGGTCAAGAATGGACACGGTTGAGTTTCTCCATAATCAAAGGAGGAATAACATGCCACAGTGTCCACACGACCTGATAGGTCCAGAAGAACACGATGACGTTTAACGCGAAACGAATAATCAAGTCACCCATAATCATGCATTCAGAATGGTTTGCAACAGTTTCTCGGAGAATCCCGTTGCCACAATCATGGCTTTAAGGGCTTCGATTTTCTTGGCCGCGACCGCGACAATTTGATGGTCATTCCAATGAGCAGACCCATTGGGTCCACCTTCAAAGCCCCAAAGAGCAATGGTAAGATCTTCCATCGCAACATCCATCGAGTCGCGATATTCGCGGTCGGATAACTTAGAGTTAGGATAAGACATTTTCACACCTTGTTGATCGGGTGACCTGCGACAGCGGCTTCTGCCATTGCACGCAATTCAGCCTTGGTGGGCTCCATGGAATTACGATACGAGCGCATTCCCACACGCTGGGAACGAACTTTTTCATTCACCTTCGGACCCGTATTGCGGATCCAGAGAGGATGCCCAAATTCGTCGCGTGCATTATAATCAACTTCGACAGAAGAAGACACAACATTCGAGGTATTCGTGAGTTCGGACATGAGATTTCGCTACGGGTTCATCATTTTATTATAATAACGTATTAGGAAGGGTATGTCAACACCTAAAAAACACTGTAGTTTCAAGTGGGTAGTAGTAACCTATTGAAATCATTACACAAAAGATTTGACATTTGAGCTTCGCTACTTCTTGTCGGGTATTCTTACGGGGAACTGCATGAGAATTCATGCAATCAAATCAAGGGGTTAGAGAAAGAAACGAGGACCTGATCAGGGTCCCCGCTCTTAACACATTCTAATTCATCTATACTATCAATAATTTATAAGGTTGATGCTCTGTATAACCTTTCGGTTACATGACGGCCTCCTACGTTATACATTAAGAAGATCCTTTTTCCAAGGGCGTGTTACTCCCTGGACCTTCATCTATCATAATATAACAGTTCTAGCGTCGGTTGTCAAGTGGTAGTTTAGCCCATTTGTGCGAATCTTGCCTTTAATTTTGCCCAAGTTTCGTTGTCAATTTCGTCTAACATCTCTTTGGTAAGAGTCACGTCATCATTTCCGTGGTTCTCGAACAAATCTCTGATATCTGCTGGGCAAGCATCCCAGAGACCATCATCTTTAAGAATACCAGGAACAAAATTAGCCTTAAAAGAACCAATAACAATTGGGAGAGGGAAATTATATTTACGTACTATAGGTTTAGGCTTAGGAGCTGGAGCTACTTTTTGCTTCTTAACTTTAATAGGTTCAGGACCTGGTTGAGATTTTTTGACAGGTTCTCGCATACTGTCTGCTAACTTCTTAGCATCAGCTGTAATGTCTAACGGATCACCAATTCCGAGTGTCTTCTCAACTGTAGCAATGATGTCCTTGACGCCCACTTTACTTTCCCTTCCCGGTAAAGATTTCTATAACTTCAGGAATAAATTTCTCTCGCTTTTCGACATAAAAGCAAGGCTCTTCGAACTCAGGTATATTTATAATAACTACATAATGAGCTCTTACGAGCTTTCGTTCTTCAAGCATAATTGAGTATGCAGTTGTCTGATGAAAATAACCACGCTTAAGACAATCGTCATAAGAAAGCTTTTCTTTGGAGGTCTTATAATCAGCAATTGATAACATCCGATCCCATGAACAAATGAGATCGGTCTTTCCTGCTGTTCTAAGATATTTTGACCAAAGGGGATATTCAATTCCCAAAATATTACCTACATGCTCATCAAGCATAGGCATAAGCTTCTTCATGATCTGCTTATTGTTAGGCATAATCTTCATCATGGGATCTTGGTTCATCAAATAAGTTTCAATGAGACCATGAATGATTGTACCGTGATTAGAAGCCATCGCACTCTCACGATTAGCTGTCTCTTCTCCTATAGCTTTCTTCCATTCAACTAAAAAAGACTTGTCTTGATGGTCCCCAAGAATAGTAGTAACTGAACGAAGGTCACCTATAGGTGAATGATAAAACCTACCCTCTTCAGTTGTATTAGAGGGTAGTTCTTCACTAGAAAGAAAGTGGTGATTAAAAATCATTAATTGTAGATCCAGGATGTGCTTTCTTCATTGCCTTAAGCTTCTCACGCCATTCAATATCAGGTTTTTTAAGACCCATCCCTGAATGAATGAGAGGCATTCCGATTGCAATTTCCCACTCAGGATTTTGTTCTTCCCATGTGTCAATGTGAGAGATAGGCATATCCACAGTGTGTTCAATTACACCGGATTCTTTGTGTCTTATTGAGTAAATGGGCATCAAGCATCCTCTTTCCATTTCCTATATTGAGCTACAAGAATAATAAGCACCAAAAAGAGAATTAGTGCCATTATTCCTCTCCATCACTTTCTAGTTCTTCGTGCTTGTCTGTGATAATGCGAAGGCGCTTCGCTCTACGCTCCCGAAACTCTTCGGCCTTCATTTCAGAATCGTATTCTTCTTCTCTATCATACCACTTACGATGCTTACTTTTCGACATTGTAAGACCTTAATTTATTATATTCTGATAAATCAGGACGTAAATTCCCTTTATTCTTTTTACCATAATTATTCCCAATATTACCATGGGGCTTTTTAGGTACAACAATTTTCACTTTCTTTACTCTTTTTCTATTAAGACCTGCAAAACTTATTTTAGCCCTAGATTCTGCAGAGTGTGTTTTACCAAACATTGGGCCATGTTCTCTTGTAGTAGGATCACAATATAATCCAATTGCTTTATTAATGTATAGAGGATTTTTAATTACACTTAAAGTTTTTTGAAATTCAATTTCACGTTCATTTGCTTCTTTAGCACTATTATGACTAGAAATTATTATTGTTTTAAACAATTCAGGATTCTTTTTTAATTCTTCTTTCCAAAGAATTTTATAGGACTTTGACGCAACAGTTCCATGATATCCATTTTGAATTTTTTTCCTTGTAGAATATCCAACATAGAAAGGTGGTAACTTATTTCCTGAATATATTGTTAAATAAGTACAATATTGACTCAATAAACTAATAATCCTGGATAGGCTTCATTGATCAGTTCTTTTGTTATACCAACATACTTCTCTGGCAACTTCTTATTACGCACTGCCAGTACAAATTCTGCATCCTTATTCCCAACTGTCTCAAGAAGATTCACAAACAATTCCTGCTTGCGATTCTGCTTAAGGGTTGGATGACCTCCCATATGAAATAAGTACATGCGCCTTACTTCAGCGAAGAGCATTCCTTCATTATCGTCAATCTGTGTTTTCTTGTAAGGAGGATCTGTTTCAGGTAGATCCCAGACAAGGTTTGGATCAAATGCCATTTTTAGCATTTGGCCATACATTTTATCGAAATTTTTTCGAAGATAGTCGATTTTAGCTTCTTTAGTTGGCTGTTCAGCAGCTTCGCTGGTGATTTCTGCCATAGATAATTTCATTTTAAAAATCCTGTATTTGCTCCAAAAGATTGGAGAGTTTGTTTTTCACAAAATAGGTGAAGAGCCGCGACCGGCCCTTTCCTTCTTGCGCGTCATATTCTGTCATAATCTCTTCAACAAGGTCTTTTGGACACTGTTTTAAATCAATAAGTGTTCTATTACGATTATAGTTCAGTTCGTGCTCTTTGTCAAGACATCCTAAACTAAGCTCTTGTAAGAGTTCTTTTAAGATCTTACTCTTTAATGGCCGCTGCCGTTTGTCAGGGTTAACAAAAGAGTCGTCATCGGATATAACATTTGGGATTCCATCGCCGACATCGCCGCGTAGGATATGTTCACGAAGATAGGCGACAGGATTAAGTTCTGATACAAATTTCTTACGTGTTGGATCATACTGTTTTACCCTTTCAAAGGTTTGGAGTTGGCAGAAATCGTGATCTCCTGAAATAATAAGGACATCTCTTTTAGGCGCTTCTCGTATGACGATTTGAGCAATAACATCATCTGCTTCTGCTCGCTCGTTAATAATAACCCGGTACGGGAAATACTCTTTGAGTTCCTGCTTGATTGTTGCAAATGTCTTGAATATTTCCGTCCAGTTGATAGACGAAGCATCTCTGGTTGTTTTCCTTGATGCTTTATAATACTGAAATATCTCTCGCCGCCAGGAGTATCCATCTGTTGCAATAACAACCTCTTTATATTTAGGAAATTTCGTCTTATTATAACGAATGCTGTTAAGAACCATGTGACGAAGGAGGCCTTCGTCAACTGCCATACCCTTCGGTGTGATCACACCGAGATCATTTTTGTATTTACCAGAGAGCTGCATAGCTAGATTTGCAATTAAAATCTGCTGTATATCAAATAAAAGAATACTCATTTAGCCTTCAAGTTCTATGAACCCTTCAGATTCTTCTTCTGGTTCTAATTCAATGTTAAGTTTCGTTACAATTTTAAGTATATCGTCATCCAACTTTTCAAAAATTTCTTCTGAGAGTTTTTGGAACGGGTGATTGATATTATAGGTTTGTAGTAGAGCTGATCTTATGGCTTCTACTATAAATGCACCTTCTTTGACGTTATTGGTATTAGAAAGATCAAACCCACCCGAGGTAAGATATCTAAATAGTATTGGTAGAACTTCCCCTACTGTTTCATCAACATGCATAATATGTAGGGCTTTAATGTTATCTTCATTCTCTAAAATAACATCTTCTACTTCTTGTTTATAAATTCGTTCTGGATATAATATTCTAGTTGTAGGAAATTGTATAAGATCACCCACTCTATGTTCCCTTCAAGGTTCATGTAGTGGTATTTATGTTAAGCTCTATAAGTGAATTGTTCTTCATCAAACTCTAACGGAGTTTCATTAGCGATAATCTGTTCAAGGAAGTTTTTCCACTGAACCTTACGAATATCCCAATTATAGAATACATCTGCATAGGATTTCTGAGAAGCTAGACGAGTCCCCAAATTTCCATCTTTCTTCTTGATTTCTTCACAAGTTGCATCAAGCATTCCCAGAAACATCTTAGCATGATTTTCAGGATTTTCCTGCCAACGATACATTGATGTCCAGTTAGCAGCAGTTTCAGGAAGAGCTGCAAAATCTGGATGAACACATACTAGGCCAGCACTCATAGCTTCCATGAGACAAAGACAAGAGGTTTCCTGCCAGGTAGAAGGATAAGCAAAGATGTCAGCTTTTGACAATGCAATTCTTACTTCATCATTTGGAACTGCACTGTGATATGTGATTTTTTCATGATTTTCGCAGAAGTCGAATAGATCTTTAAATTCTGCGTCACGTCCTTCCCATCCATAGAGCTTGAATGAGGAATATACGTCAAGATGCACTTCAGGATGACGCTTGACTAGTTCATCATAAACTGTAAGTAGGATGTTAAGTCCGCGGTGAGGAGTGGTGTGATAGAGAAGACGAATGGTATCATCTGCCATTACTGTTGAAGCAATAGGTTTGATTGCATTCTGCATTACTACGCA